CAGTGCATTGCCGATAGGACTGAGGCCTGTGATATCGTGATCGAAATTGTAAAAACTAGTAGAGCCCCACACGGTAATGTCACCCGTGTCTGACCTCCATAGTTGATACTTGGCTCCGTTGACGTTGCCTATCCAGAGGCGGTTGTCCCAGTAGGCAATGTGTTTTCCTTTGGTAAACCGACTGTCATCATCCAACGTCCCGGCGTTGGCTGTGCCGCCAGCCCAGGTGATAGCGTCAGTATCCACGCCATTGGTCAATACCAGCGTAGATCCCGCCAACGCCCACTCCCATACGTTATCATCACCGGCGGTGATGGTGACTGAACCGGACCTGTCGGTGCCTGAGCCGCCGGTGATGTCGTAAAATTTGTTGCCCGAAATAGCAAAAGTCTTATCTACAGCCGCTAACGTGACCTGACCCAGTGCCGTGATCGTAGCCCCGCTGTTCAGAGCCGAAGCGTTGAACTTGGCAAAGCCTTTTCGTTTCTCCACCCGACCGGCTTGACCGACCCGGCAGTTGGTCATCGAAAAAAGCGCATTGGGACCGAGGTCTTCAGCGGGTTGATCATACCGCACCCCCTTGAGCCAAGGGCCGTATTGCACTGTAGCCGCACTGATAGCCATTACGACAACGACCCATTCTCTACGGCAAACGTGAAGCCATAGTCCATACCATCGTCTGTGCGCCTTTTGCGATAGGAGCGGTTGCCTTGGATGGCATTGTTCTGCGTCAGGGCCCGTTGTATCACCCGCTCCATCTCACCTCGGTCAATACCGGCACCCTCCATATCGCCCTTCTCTTCTTTGTAGAGGGCCGACACACCAAACACAAGCGCAGGCTGCACGATCTGCGGCACGTAGATGTCTAGCGAGTTAGCATCGTCATCGGAGTCGAAGTCGGGTATGAAACCGTAGTAGCGATAGGCGATGACATCGGTGCCGTTGTCTGGCTTGGGATACAGGTCTACCTCGACATAGCCCGTGGAGGAGTTGATGCCGTTGATGGCCACATAGGATGCATCACCCGTGATCGAATGATCGGGGTCATCGGCATCCAGCGTCTGTGACGATATCACCAGCATCACATGATCCTGGGTCTTGTTGCGAAACGACAGGGGCTCCGCTACATCACTAGCCAGCGAATACGTCTGGGTGCCATTGGACACGGTAAAAGTTGAGGACTTAAACATCCAAAACCATTTAGCCCGACTCGACACATCCTTGGTGACGATGTTGAGATAGTCCCTCGCCCCGTCCTTAAAGGTTGTTGAAGTCGTACTAAGGCCTACCCTGCGCAGTGCCTGCTGTATAACCTGTAGGTTTGTCATCTAGTGCATGTCCGTCCAAGATCCATCGACATAAGCCTGTATTTTGTCGGTGCTGGTGTTGTATATAAGCAAACCGTTGAACGGGTTAGTCAGCGCATCACGCTGCGTACTCGTTAGCTGCGGTGCAGCCAATGCGCTGAACTGGGTAGCATCTCCGTAGTAGGTAGAGGCATTCACACTACCAAAAACATTGAGGTCACCCGCTATATCATCAGCCATCGCTACTGGCTGGCCCCCGCCACGATCTGGTCAAGGTCATACTCGTTAAGGTTGTTACCGTTACCCTCGGCCCAGCGTGTCTTCCACACTACCACCGCTTCGGGCCCTCGGTCGGATATACGACTAGGCGGGTCCGGTATGAAGTCGGGGTGGTGCGTCACCTCACCAAAGGCTGCAACGGTGTTCTGCGTTTCGTTATGAGTCCGTGGGCGCACCTTTTTACGCGCATGGGTCTTGTTGAGATCCAACGCGATGCGCACCTGTTCCTTTACCGAGTCATCTGCACTCGCAATGATAGCAGCCACATCTGCTGCGGTGACGGCCTGCTTCTCTGTCGGTGCCACAGCATCCGGTGCGGGTACGCCTGCGGGAGTAGGCAACGGTAGATCCTCCTGTACTGCTTTGGGCTTGGGCATTTTTGTCCTCTTATTGAGATAATGAGGGGTAGGCCACATAAGCGACCTACCCCCGCGGATTTAGGCTACTAAGCCTTGTATTACAACGCCTACGTGACCCGTATTGTCAGGTGCATACGCTGCGTAGCCAATCAACGGCTCCGTTTCAGCGTCCTTGAGTTGCACTGCACCCGCCACACCATCACTGAGCGTCAAATTGTCGGCCACTGCAATCGTGCCGTCTGCGAGTATCGTAGCGATACCAGCCGTCTGAAACCAACCGTAGTAACCGCTGGTCATCGCCGTGGTGGTAACGCCAGCCACTACGTAGTCCGTAGCAGCGGTAGCACCAACGACATCATACCAGAGACCACCAACGATGGCGATGTCGGTAGCCGTAGTTAGCGTCACCTTAATCGCATCGAACAGATAGATATCCACTTTGCCACTGGTAGTAGCATCCGTGGCACTGTTGCTCTTGATCCGATACTGATAACCTTCACCCGCATCGTCCGTAGTCTGGAGCAATGCGCCAGCAAACTGATCCTTGGTGGCACTCGCCAACGTGATCTGCAACTGGGTAGAGCCAGCCGCCGGGTCAAACCCATTAGCCGCTGCAATGACGATGTTATCAGTCTCCACTACCGAGGTAGCCGAGAGGTCTTGTGACACGAGCAGGCCAGCCGCTACAGCCGCTGCAGTTTTGCCGTAGCGAAACACGCGACCGTCCGACAGTTCAAGCTTCTCGCCAATGGGGTACACCGGAGTCGAAGACTCGGCGTACAACCCCTGGCCATACTGACTGCCAATGCCGGTACCACCAATGCGGTTAGTACCGAAATTGTGATTTTTAAAACTCATGGTAATTACTCCTTTGTCCTTTGCTGGGACTTAAAGCCTCATTGGCTTGAGGCTCGGATTTATTACGACAGGTTATAGATCACACCCTGCCTGCGGCGATTCGACGTGGTCAATTGTATTCCAGCTACCACGAACGCAGTCTTTGCCATTTGGTTAGCAGGCGAACGAAATTCTGTGTTCGAAAATTCCATGCCCTTCATCATCTTGAGCTTGAGGAAATCAGTGTTCAAAAAGTACATCCGACCCGATCCGCAATCACGGTCATACTGCACCGGGATGCCTCGGAACGAAGGCAAACGACCGTCTACGCCGGGACTACCTTTGGAGGTGATACGCTGGTAGCCGGTGCCCTCAAAGATCTCTTCGAACTGGGAATATATAGAGGCCGTCGAAAATATAGCTGTAGGCTCGACCGAGCCTTCGCTCGTGTCGGTCCACGTAGTGGCCATCCTGAGCATGCCCTCGTAAAAATTGGTGCCGGTGATCGTCTTAAAGGACGTATCGCCGCTGGCGTTGTTGGCCTTGTTCTGCCACCAACTATTGCCACTGATCGTGACTCCACCCAGGGTAGTCGGGCTCGTAGCCGGTGCATCGGCAATGATGTCTTGGAAACCCAAGATGCTTTTGCCGGTCTGCGCCGAATACAAAGCCGCATTGACTTGATCGGACATCGTCAGGATGCTCTGCTCGGTCTTAGCGGCTAAGAGTTTCATCGCCGCATCCGACTTCTGATTTTCCTTCTCTTCGGTCATCGAAATCGTGATCGGGACCGCTACATAACGCCACGGAAAAAACGCTGCCGTGATGCCATCGACCGAGTCGGTGTTAAGCGTATCGTAGCCCGAAAAAAATTCGGCTGAATTCGCACCGTAGAGTAAATCTTCCTGAATTTGCTTCCCTCCAGACTCTACTTCTAAGGCACTGCCCTGGCGCATCGCTGCGAGGGTCGGGTAACTATCGAAGAAGTTATCCGTTAATCTTTTTCGCTTGGCACGGAGCGTAAGGGTCCACGCTGCATCCCATGTCGAAGTCTGTGAAGTGGCTGACATTTTAGTCTATCCTATGCTAGTTGTTGTTTAACTCACTCAAAGCCCAGGCCTCTTAATTTGTTGAGTACCTCGGCTTCACTCAGGGGTCCACCGTCCTCCGATGAATCCACACTGGCATTGGATGCAACCGCTCGTTTGCTGCTGCGGCGGGTCTGTTGGTCGGCCTGCCGTAGTGCGTCAGCCTGCTGCTGCGTAACGCCTGCTAACTGCTCATAGGCCTCGGTAACCGTGTAGGGTTTGCCGGTAGCCATGTTGGGCGGTGCATCGCCTTTAAGCATGTGCAATATCTGCGGCCCATAACGGCGCACATCATTACCATGCTTATCTATCGCCTCCTGTACTGCCGAGCGGGTACGTGACTGTACCTGCTCACTGACGAAATTCTGAACGCCGCTGTGTGCGTTGCGCAAACCTTCGTTCTCTTGTTGCAGACTCTGCAACTGGCTACGCATCGCATTCAGTTCGCTACCCACTTGGTGCTGGACGATAGCCTGCACGGTGTCGATAGCTCGGTTCTCATCGTCACTCAGCCCAGACCGCATCTGTTGGATGGGGTCTACGGTAGGTGCTACGGTCTGCTGCACCCGGTCGGCCCACTGCTGCTGGTATTGCTGGGCCTGTTGGTTCTGCGTCTGGATCTGCTGCTCACGAGCCGCTAGCTGCGACTCCCGCTCTCGTAGATCCTGTTGCACACGGGTGTAGTCGGCCTGGAGGTTCTTAGCCAGTGGGGCCAACGGTTGCAGGTTTTCGGGCAACTGATCTACAGGTGTGCGTAGTAGGTCTACGTTGCCGTTGGTTGCTGAGTTTTCTGCTGGAGTGGAGTGTCCCGTTTCTGCGGCGGGGGCCGAATCCTGGGTGGCATCATCCGTTTCACTGTCAGGAAAAAAAACTACATCTGATCCAGTGTCGGTCGATGCGCCTTCGTCGGGTGTCCCGGCATCTACTGCGGAGTCAACGTCTAGCACGCTCTCAGTCACAATCAATCCTCCGTTATATTTTGCTCGGCAACCGCAATAGCTTCTTCGGGACTCGTCCCGAAGCCTGCCTTGTGGCCTTCAAGCGTGGGTTTCTCTTCGGACAGTGCGCTAGTTCGCATACAGCGACTGCCGCCGACCGAGTCGGATGACTCGACCACGTTATATTTTTTAAGCAACTCTTGTTTGTGCGAGTAACTGCGCACCACCTCGCCAAAGCCATGATGGTATCGACCATACATGCCGCTGTGGTCATGGTGGATGAGGTTATTGCGCTTAAAGCGCATCGTAGCCTTTTTGCCGCACCCCTCGCAGGCCATCGTTCTAGTGATGGCTTTGTGGTTAACGAAGGTCACATCCTCGTGGAAACGACCGCATGTGTCGCATTCAAAATCGTGAAATATCATCAAACAACCTTCTCATAAGTTTTCCGCGTACCGATTATCTCTGGCCTACCTTCAAATAGTGATAAGGATGCGCCATTAGGCAATTCAGGATTTGGCATATCAGAGGG